TAACAATTTTTCGGAGGTTCGCCGTTTAAAGTTACCCTCACCGGAAACGTAATAATATCGCAGTTAGTTTCGGTGGCTTTTAATAGTGACAACAAGTAGTCACTTTCTAAAACATCGTCATCATCGGCAAAGGCTACATACTCACCTTGCGCTATTTCGAGCATCTTATTCCTCTTTGTGCCGAGCATTGTCTTTTTATTATCCAGTAATATTAAAATCTCTATTTCATCCTGTTCTGATTGCTCCAACTTATCATATTGGGCGAATATCCTAACCATAAAGGTCGGCAGGAAGGTTGCAGACCTTGTGTGAGTGGAGCAAATTAGGATTGATAGCTTCAAGGATTGGTTATTTTGGATTTTGATTTTTCAAAGACTGCATCTAAAAACTTAGATGTTGAACTTCCGTTATCCCTGAATAGATTGAAGACGTCATTCCAACTTAAGGATGGCTTGTTTCTGATTATATAATGTAGCCTTACTTCATCAGTTGAAAAATATTTCCATGCCGGATTTAATGGCGTAGAAAAACTACTCCTTTCTTTCATTCGTTTTACGGTATCTTCCCTTGTTTCCCATTGCGCTTTGGTTAGGACTGCGTACAGTGTTTGCTTTTCGTCTGTTATTTCTACTCCATCTTCGGTAGTGAATAAGGGTTGCTTAACTTTTTCTAAGCTATACAATGAACTTAAGGAACTCCCTTTATGTGAAATAGCACATAATCCACCATTGAACTCAGTATCTATTTTAAATCCTTCAATCTTACTACTACCGTAATCATCTCCGACAGTAAAAATTTCTCCATCTGAAAGGCGTTTAACCGAATAAATGGTTTTCATATATTCTGGATGCAAAAGCAAGGATTGTACAGGCACATCAAAGCCACAACAAAATTCTCCAAAATTATTTTTGTTGTAAACTCGTTTTTGAAATGTGTAAGAAAGTATCTCATACTCCCTCTTTGGTTCTTTGGATTTTTTGTGTTTAAAGTAACTAAGCAACACTTCTAAATTCTTACCACCAATGACAGGGGCGGAAGTATTAAAATACTTGCCTATAAATTCTTTAACGTTTTCGTCCGTCCATTCAAATTCCATAAAATAAGTTTTTGATTTTGATTGCAGTTATTTGGAAACACCTAATGAATTTATATTTTGAAAGCCTTCTAAGAGTAACAGAAGTTAAACACTTTTCATCATTTACACTTAATACGATATGTTTTGTATCGTTGATGTTTATTATATCAAACTTCTTCATTCCTTTAGTTAGTGTTAATAAACTTAGTTTGGATTGCTTCATTTTTTAATCTTCAAAATCTTCTACCAACTGACTTTCAGAAACAGCGTATATTTCACTTTGGTTTAAAATAATATTATCTTTAACTTTTACGCCTAAATTCTTAGGGTAAATAACTACATCTCCGACTTCCAGTAGCATGGGCTCTGACTGTGTCCCGCTTCCGGTGGCGATAACCTTTCCTTCGGCTATGGTTTTATCTTCGAGTAAGACTACGCCACCTTCGGAAAGCGTTTCGTCTTTTTTAATGGGTTCAATAAGTACTCTTGCGTGAAGTGGTATCATAGTATTGTCTTTTATAGTTCCTAAGATGAAGTTGTGATTAATAGATAAGTATTTTTTATCTCCGTATTCTGCGATATATCCGGTGCGGTGGTTGTAGAAAACGTGATCGCCGTCTTTTAATTCGTGATCCGGTGATATTGAGATAATTATTCCTGTGTTAGTAGGTTTTCTTGCTTCTTCCGGTATATGGATGCCGTTTATTTTATCCGGTGGAGTGTCTGGAAGAATGACCGCCTGTAATCCGTAGTATTTCAGCATTTAGTGGGAATGAAATAAAAAGTGAAGATACAAAATGTATCGAATCTACCAAATTTATTTTAGAAATTTCTCCCCTTTTTTTACGATACAATTTGTATCTACCTGTCTAACTTTGTTCCAAGATGAAATCTCCTTTTAAGTTTATAATCAACATAGAAAAGCCTTACATGGATGAAGCGCCAACAGCTTCCGGTATAAAATTATACCGTGATACTACGTTTCATCCTGAAAACTACGCCCAAACTCACGGTGTAGTAACAAGCACCCCTCTAAAAAATGATTTGGATGTTCAAAAAGGCGATGAAATCTACTTTTCTTATCAGGTAGTAGAGGATAAAGAACAAAGAGACCGCGATACTGACGTTCATAAAAATATGATTTTTTACAACGGGCAAAAATCATGGATGGTTAATACCGACCTCGTGTATTTCAGAGTTCGTAATGACCAAATAGGAATGCTGAATAAATATGCTCTCGTGGATTTAATGGAAGAAGAACAAACGTCCTCTTTAGTCATTCCTGATTACTTAAAAAAAGTGAAGTTGTTAGGACAGGCACGAATCATTGCTTCCGCTAATCTAAAAAAGGGTGAAGTGATCTTATTTGACAAGCGGTTTATAGAAACTTATGAACTCTTTGGAAGGGAGTATTACATTTTGCACGAAGAAAGAATACTGGCGAAATTAGGTTAATTAATATTATTTAAAAATATTACTAATATTTTCAGTTCCCACCGGATTCATTGAATGAATGAATATAACTGGCAAATCCGTTTTCATTTGTGCGTAAAATTCTTTCATCCATTTTGCACAATCAAGCCCGGTCTTTTCTAAGTACATAGGACTTTCCCATGTCTCTGAATTATAATGTTCATCAGCTAAATCATGGTCAAAAGAAACATGGGTAATTAAGTCAATATTTTCTGAAATTACTTTTACAAATTCATCATAGTTCTTAACTAACTCCCATTGCTCATAATAAATTGGATTCTTTGCTCCAATTCTTCTGTGCATATATCTACCTGCTTCTTGTGGTATTCTGTAATCATCTAGAAAGACTTTCATCGGTAATGAGTTTTGAATAGTAAAGATACAAATTGTATCGAACTATCCAAATTTTTCTCCCCTTTTTTCAAGATACAAAATGTATCATTCATTCTAATTTTGTTCAAAGAGGATTATGACCATTCAAGACATACATAACTGGATAGACTTTCTCACCAATAAAGCGCAAGGGGTTTACTTTACCCACGAAGAAAAGGATATGGCTCTTGACAGGGCACAGATGCAGTATTTTAATGAGCAGTACGGTTATTATGCGCTTGCTCAAAAAATACAGGAATCTCTTTCTCCCTTTAAAACTAAGTACTCTTTTTTAGATACTCCAAGTGGACTAATAACTGCTCCGGCAGATTATTTATACCTCACAGGGGGTAAAATCGTGTACATGGAAGGTTCTCATACTCGTTATAAGGCTTTAAAAGTCCTTTCAGATGATGAACTGGCTTATAGATTAAACTCTCAGTTGCGTCCGGTAACAATCACAAGTCCGGTAGCAGTAATGGCAGGGAAAGTATCGGGCATCTCTCTGATTCAACTATATCCTAAGCAAACATTTGCAGGAGATATTGATTATCTGAGGCGACCCAAAGCACCTAAGTACGCTTATACGCAATCAGGTAGAACGTTCACTTATGATAGTGCAAATTCTGTACAAATAGAATGGGGCGAAAGTGAACTCAATGAATTAATCATGCGTGCTTTAAGTTTCTTAGGTATCTCAATAGATGACCAGTTGGTAACTCAATATGCGGAAGCAAAAAGTAAATCAGTGAACTAATGACTAAATACAAAATAGCCGAACAAATTCTTCTCATGCTCAAAGGAGGCAACATAAAAGCTGCCACCACTATTGAGTTGGAAGATATTATGGAGGCAGTAGGGCAGTACATTAATTCACACTTCAAGCAGGAACAACTTTCAGTGAATATGCCATCGGGTGAAACTATTCCCGAAGGTGTTATGCTTACCTATTATGATGGGCTTGTGCCTGTACAGTATAAAGGGGTTTCTAAAGTTACATTGCCGGTTACGCCAATTTCTTTGCCGAGAAATATGGGCATTATGCACTTATCAAGGTCAAACGATATAAATGATGGATTTATCCCTACGCAAAACGGGCAATTAGCCTTACTAAAAGGAGAAAGGTTAATCAGCGATATGTCAGGACAGGTTAGTTATACTCCTTTTGGGAATGATTGTATTTTAAGCAAAGACCTAACAACAGAGACAGGAGTTACTGTAATTGCAGGATTGGTAGTCATGGATATTTCTAAGTATGGAGATTTTGATCCGCTTCCATTACCCGCTGATATGGAAGCTACTATCATTCAGGAAGTGTTTAAATTATTTTCAATGCAGATGCAGGGTGCGAAATTAGATGACCCAAGCGCAGAAAGACAACCAAAATGAGTTATTATTAAGCATTCTTAGCAGCTTCGGTAAGTATAGCCCATTCTTCATCTGTAAACTTAACCTCTGAAATGCCTCTCTGGTCTAAATCTAAAACATAATCTACGCCTTCAATATCACGTATGTATTGAATGTATTTAGAAAGGACTGTATTTGAAATTGTATTGTCCTTAATAGGTTCCCCTTCTTTCATTAAGAATAGTTTTATTAAATAAAGATACAAATTGTATCAAACCAACCAAATATTTTTCTCCCCTTTTTCTTAGATACAAAATGTATCTCAACTTCTAACTTTGTTGGAAGAAAAATATATGAGATATACTACGCTCGATAATATTTGCAGAAGCACATTAATGCAAGCCGGTTACAGCCTCCATTGGTATCTACAAGCCTTAAAGAGTGCAAGTGATTGCCTTCGTGAACTAACTTTCGACACTTTACAAAATGTAAATACAGTTAACCTTACTTTATCTGATTCCGGTTCGGCAGACCTGCCTTGTGATTATGTTGACTTCGTAAAAGTTGGTGTTCCGTATTCTCAATATGTCCGTCCACTTGTGCAGAAAGATTCTATCAACAGGCTTCAAAACAAAGATACTTCCGGCAATCCTATACCTTATTCCAATGCGATTGATGTAACGTATGGAGATACCGTTTCCGTTCCTCCATTTTTTGAAAGCGACTACATAAATGATAATGGTGAGCCTTTAGGAAGGCTATTTGGATTTAATGCAGGTTGGATTCAGGACGGCTTCAAAATATTGAGAGAAAGAGGACAAATACAGGTTGACCAACAATTATGTGCGACCTCAATTTACTTGGAATATATCAGTGACGGACAATGTTCGGATAATGCTACTAAAGTTCATCCTTACGCCCAAAAAACTATTGAGGCTTATATCTTATGGCAGTTCAAACAACATAGTCGGGCTTACGGAAGTCAGGAAAGAGAATTAGCGAAGGATGAATTTAGTTCCCAAAGAAGAATATTGAGGGCACGATTAACCGGACTTACTGCACAGGATATTAAACGGATAGTAAGGAAATCTTATTCAGCAACTACTAAAGGTTAAATCATCTTAAAACATACAAAAATGAAACATCCGGGATTCAAAAGTGTACAATCCTCAATCGCAAGAAAAGAGGGAGTATCTAAGAAAGCAGCAGGAGCTATTCTCGCAGCAGCAAGTAGAAAAAATGCAAAAACCTCGTCCAATCCGAGACTAAAGCGTGTTAAATAATTTGACATTAAAACAGACTAAACTTTAAAGCAGGAACCGGCTAAGCGGTTCATATATAAACATGAATACAAAAGAAAAAGCAATCAGATTTTTTACAGAGAAAGTAGCAGATAATGTAAAGTTTGCTTATGGTTCAGAAAAAGAGATGATGACACATCTTTTTTCTGGAGAAGTTACAATCCCGTTTACAGATGCTATCGATTATGTGACTGAACTGATTGGAGAGTGTAATCTTCCTTCAAGACATAAGCATGGTGATAAAGTTTTATTTGGTATGCAACCCTCAGATGGCGGATGGATTTGTCCGATGACAGGAACTGTTACAGGAGTGCATTTCTACCAAAGTAAGGTTAAATACGATTTAGAACTTGGACTTGATGAAGAAAAAACCAGAATTTATAACGTGGATTCTCTTTATGTGCAACCATTTTCGGAAGAAGCATATAAATGTTATGCGCTGAAATAGTAAACAAATCAAAACCTTTCTGTGTATAGGTCAACAGAATTAAAATTATGGCAAGAATGAGAGCAAAATTTACAGTTCAAACTATTGAAAAGTATGAAGGAGGAGAAACCCTTTATTTTTCCGCTGTTTGTCCAGACAAATTTGGAGAAAACGGAGAAAATGAAGATAATGATTTCGCAAGATGGACACCATCCGGGAATCTTTCAATGAGTGTTACCAATCCAAATTTATTGGGAACTTTTAAGGAAGGTGAGAAGTATTATTTGGACTTTACAAAAGCAGATTAAATAATTGGATAACTACCGCAAAATATTTAATGAGGGCTTAAATGCTGACGATGACTTCTCGGTAATATCGAAAGGGCAATGGGTGAACGCTTCCAATATCCGCACATTTACTACTGATAGCGGCGCAACAGGTCGTGTAGAAAATGTTGGCGGTACTTCTTTAATCTTTAGCTCGCTTCCTGCGGGAACGAATAAATGTATCGGGGCGGTGGCGGATGATTCGCAAAAGTTTATTGTATTCTTTAACTGGAACGATACGGAGGCAACCGATATTCGTGACACACAAACAATCGTACATAAAAGTCACGGAATATACTGTCTTTATAACGGTGTTCCTTATACTGTATTATTAGATGTGGACGCTGTAGGGGGGCTTAATTTTGACAAATACTACCGCATAGATAGTAATTGTAAGATTAGCGGCGACCTCCTATATTGGACTGACAACAAAAACGAACCACGCAGACTTAACCTGAAAGCTGCGATAAATGCGTACCACGCCAACACTTTCCCAAGTGTTACTCCTTATGCTCTACGTTTAGCACCTGAAAACATCACAGTTATAAGACGTGCGCCTCAACTTCCCTTAGAATGCACCAAAGCAGTAGGAGCAGATTTAGGTGTTACCGTAGTGCAGAATTTCATTAAGAATCTTTCACTTCAATTTTGTTATTATTACGTTTTTAGAGATTATGAAACTTCGGTTACTTCTACCCGCTCTCTCCTATTTAATTACAATTTCGATGAAGAGAATTTTGACGTTATAGACATCAAGATTCCCTTGTTAGAGAAAATCCAACAGGACGTTTCAGAAGTATATCTTGTGGCTCAAAATAAAGAATCAACGAAGTATTTCATTATTAAAAAATGGAGCAAAGAAAACACTTCTGATTTAAGCGCCATTAATCTTCATAATTCAGGAACAAAACAACTTGAATTTATCTTCAAAGGAGATTATTTCGGAGCTGCCTTAGACGATGTATTTTCAACGAAGCTGTATGAATCAATCCCGCTCCTCTCAAAGACGCTTGAACTGGCTAAAAACAGGCAATTCTTCGCTAATAATCTTGTAGGATATAATACACCCGCAATAACTTCGCTAACCACTTCAATATTGCAAGGGGGTACTACCTCAGAGACCGACAATGTTTATTGGACGGACTTTTTTATTAGTATTCACGGTACGCCTCAAAACATGGGCAGTGGGGCTATAAATTTTGACTACCATTATAATGTAGTCAAACTACCGTCCGCAAGTAACGGATATTACACATTAGCTGATAACACTATGCCCGCTACTGCTGATTTTTCTGATATGATTTTTGCGGGCAATACACTCGATGAAGTAAGCCAGTACTTTGTATTCGATATAATGAGGTTGAATCCTGGTTACGATATTGATGTAATGGACAATTCTTTAAATGACACCACTACACCTGTTACCGTATCTAATATTGGCCTTATTGTTCCGCTTACCGGACGATTCTTTAAAACGGATTCTACCTATAAGGTAAGTATTGAGTTTTTAGATGGCTTCCAGAGGAAATGCGGGGTAGTTGATGTAACCAACACGATAACAATTCCAACAAGGAAGTTTACTTACGATTCGTACTATACGTATATAAAGTGGACTTTAAGTAATTCTAACGCTTTAATTGAAATACCGGAGTGGGCAACACATTATCAGATAGTAATAACCCAAAGCCGGAATATTCTATTTTTTATTGAAGGAGTAGCGACCAAGTACGCTTATGTAAAAAAAGACGATGCCGGACTGTATACTTATACCGACACTGTACCCGACGATGATTACGTAGGGCTGGCCGTTGACCTTTCAGAACTCCTCAATAATAATATCGGCTACACTTATCAGGATAAAGACCTCGCTGTAATATACAGAGATAGCGTTCCTGCAATATATACGGAAGTTATCGGTACAGACGGAAAGTGGGTGATCCTAAACTATAAAGACATTGGAACCATCGCTACTACTCCTGCGCCTTTTGTGTATGAAATTCGCTCCCCTAAAACACAAGGCAGTGACGATGTTTTTTACGAAGTTTCACAGTGTTACCCAATTACGAATGCGGGAACTTCGGGCAGGGTTTTCAGTACCCTTACAGGTCAGGTAAGAGGCGATACCTATATCGTTAAGAGAACCGTAGGAGGAACTGATTACTATATGGAATCTATCTCCCCTAATGATAAACACCCTTTAACGTGGTTTACCGATGCTGGCAGACCCAATGCGGTTGACAATATCGGACAAAAATTACTTCCAGATAACATTTGTTTTAGTGATGTGCTAATTGAGGGAACCAAAGTAAACGGGTTATCCTCGTTCTCAACTTTGAACGTAACAGACCTTGAATCCGAAAACGGTTCTATACAGAAACTACAACTCTCCAATAAAGTACAATCCGATGGTACTGTAATGCTTGCTATCTGTCAGGATGAAACGGTCTCAATGTATCTCGGCGAACAAGAGTTATTCGATACACAAGGGAGCGCTTATGTAGCACAGGCTACCGGAGTAATCGGTTCTCATAAAGCCCTCAAAGGTTCTCTCGGTACTTCTAATCCTGAATCAGTCTTTGAATATAACGGGCTGGTGTTTTGGTGGGATATCAGAAACGGTTGTGCGGTACAGTACGCAGATAACGGACTATCCCCAATTTCAAGTAAGAAGTTAGTTCGTGCCGCTAATTTGTTCTCTAATAAATTCGCTTCACTTACTAAGGCAGAAATAGAGGCACTCGGTAGCAATCCTTTTATTATCGGAGGATTCGACCCTTATCATAAAGAAGTCTTATTCACTATCCCCTCTACAGAAACACCGCCAAAAGGTTATTTAGAGGATTTTAATGTCGTATATCCATACGACATTTATGATGGACAAGGAAAGACTTTAGTCTATAAGAACCCTACGGATATGTGGTTTGGCTCAATGAGTTTTCAGGCAGAGCAATTTGTAAAAATGGGCAATGACCTATACTCGTTTAAAGACGGGGCGTTATACAGTCATAACCAAAATACCACTACATTCTACGGAGTACCGTTTAAATCGCAACTGATGTTCTCGGCAAATCCCGGAGCAATACATACTTTTTACTCTCTCGGACTTGAAAGCAACAAAGTTCCTTCATGGGTACATTTTAGAACCGAAGACCCGTACACACAAAGTTCAGACCTTATAACTACGGATTTCATAGTAAAAGAAGGAGTTATAGGGGCTTCATTATTGAGAGACCGCCTTTCACCGAATGCTATCGGAGACTACAATAAAAAAGAAGTAACAGGCGATAGATTAATTGGTAAAGCCCTTCTCATAATGTTAGAATACGAATTTCAAACTGATACTTCCAAACTTCAATTAAGAATCATAGATGTAGGTAATAATGTAAGAACAGAGTATATCAAATGAAAGACGTAAAGTGTCAATGTGGTAAAAAAGCCGTTCAGTTCTTCCCTAAATATTCAGTCGAAGAAGGTAAAGACATATCAAAACCGTATTGCGCATCCTGTCTTGCTAAAATGAGAAAAGAAGTAGCCGAAGATATTATGAAGAACGGAAGGCTGAATTAATTTTTCTCCCCTAAAATTACGATACATTATGTATCATCGGTTCTAACTTTGTTCTGACTAAAATAAAGTACTATGCCGGGATTTCCAATGCTTGATGCTGCCGGAGCCGTTTCTTCTCTTATAGGAGGAATATTTAAAGGTATTCAAGGCCATAAACAACAAAAGATGGCTAATGCGATTCATCCGGTGAACGCAGTGTATCACGTCTCTCCTTACGCTCAAAACCAATTATCTACTGTTCAACAGATGATGAACGGACGTATGGCGGGAGCAGGAGCAGAAGAACAAAACATTCAGGGGAATTTCGCTAACTCAATGGGAGGTGTGGATAGAAACTCTACCAGTGGAGCACAATCTCTTGCGATGCTGGCGGGACTAAACGGGAATGCTAATCAGGCTTTTAGTCAACTCGCCCAACAGGAAGCCATGAATAAACAAAATATGCTCGGACAACTATATTATGCTAATCAGGGGATGACACAGGAAAACCAGAATGTTTATCAAGACCAGTTAAGAAACTATAACAACGACTTACAGGCTAAAAATGCCCTTCAAAATGCCGCATGGAACAATAAAGGTGGAATGATAGATAGTTTTCAAAATGCTTTAGTACAAGCAGGAAATATGGGGCAAAATGGGGCTTTTAGTGGTGGTGGTGGTGGTGGAAATCCTACTGCGATGATTTCAGGAGGTAGTATGCCACAAGTAGGTAGTTATGCAGGTCAATTAAGTGGTGGTTCTTATATAAATCCATTTATGATGAACCCACAACAGAATTATACTAACCCTTTTATAAGATAATATGGGCGCACCAGGATCAGGAGCTTTAAATGCGGGATATGCAGTTACCTACGGTGACTTAGGGGAAACTAACCGGATGAACCTTGTAAACCTGTTAGACAGACAGAGGCAGGAACGTCAGGATAAGATTGATGCACAGAAAGAGGCAGACAAAGCACACCAGTTTGCCCTTCAAAAATATTACGGTACAGAGCTTGACCCTTCTAAATACCAAACATCAACTCCATTAGACCAGTTTATAAATCCGGCAGCAAGTCAATCCCTTAAAGACATTTCTGACCTTATTTATAAAGGAGCAAGTGATGAAGATGTAGAAAGTGCCGCTAATCAGGCAACCAGTGAGTTGCAAAATATGTATCAGATAGGAACGTCGATAAAAAATAATATTGCAACTTCTGCTAAAGGATTAGAAGGTGATCCCGGGATAGATCAGGGTGCGTTACAACTGCACTCTAACTTAATGGCGTTTTATAAAAAAGACCCAACAACCGGACATATCATACCTAAGACAAAAGAAGAAATAAAGCAATTAGACCCTCAATACAATTACGCAGCTGATATTCTACAGAATCATCCAGAATGGGTGGCGAAGGACAAAGGCAATGTGGATTGGATTGGAATGAAAAAATTATTTACCCCTTCAAGTGTTGACGTATCAGGAACACACTACACTTCTCCGGGAGTAAAAAGTAAACATGATGCCAAAGCTACCATATATGATGGATTGCAAACTTTGACCAAAGATGATAGTGGAGCATTTAAGGTTTCGACCCTATCCGACCCTATAATAACGACAGATGCTAATGGTAATCAAGTGAAGATAGACGCAATACCACAAAGCACGCTTAATACCCTACAAAAAACTCCGGGAGCAAAAGCGAATATGGACGTAGCAACCCAAAGGTGGCTTGCTCAAAATTACCCAGACCAACCACAGCCAGCACCGGGAACACAGCACTTTGAAGACATGAAGCGTATTATGGGTTTTCAAATGATGAAAGATTTCGGAGCCAAAGCAATAAGTGATAAGACTGATGAAAACAGGTCAGCATTGCGAATAAGACTGGATTTAGGAGGTTCTCTACCGGGTCAAGGTAAAGAAGTTAAAGATGGTAGTACCCCCGACATTTCAGCCTCATTCAAAGATATAAATGGCGCAGACTTCCAAAGTTCTGATGGGAAAGTAAATGGAACCATAGAGAATGGCGTATTTCAACCGGCGAAGAAAAGTCTTTTTTCTCCTTTATTTGGAGGAGGATATAAAGCAGGACAGGAAATAACCGGAACTATACCTGTAGATAAGTTACCTGCATCAGTTTATAAAGCGGCACAGTCTTATATTTCTAATAATGATATTACCGGAGAAACTGTTCCAGGAACTGATAAAGACGGAAATCCAACGAGCAAAGAAATACCAACCGGACGTGTAAAAGTTAAGATTGGCGGTGACGGTCAAATACAAGCAATAAGAACTGATAAAGGATGGTTTGATGTTGGGGATAGAGAAAATGCCAACGTAAACCTTCTTAATAAGACACGCAGCATAAAAAATAAAATAGAAGGAAAGTTGCCTGACGCAAAAACTAAAAAAACAGCAGCCGATTACGGCTTAAATTAGTATGAACGATCCACGACTTGATTATATTAGTAAAGTTTATAGCGCATTACAAGATAATGTTAGTGGTTTTAATAAAACTCCCGGCGATTTTTTAGATTCAATGAACGACCCCAACTACAGAAATAAGGTTTATTCAGCTTTAAAAGATAACGTTCAAGGTTTTAATAAATCACAGCAAGACTTTGAGAGTATAACTGCTCAAAAAAAAAATTCTTTACCGACTTCAACTCCTTCAAAGTATGTGGCCGCACCGGAAGATACAGAAGATTCACAACCTTCTTCGGCCGTTGCTACGCCTTCGCAAAGTCAATCAGGTTCCGTAGCCCAATCATCATCACAAGGAACGCAGCCAGTACAACCACAGCAGCAACCGACTAAACCACCGCCTTTTGACCCGAATACGTTCATGCGTCAATCAAGGGCGAACGTAATACAACAACCTGTACAAGATAATACTTTAGCAGTACAGCCTCAACAAACTAAGGCTGCTATTGACAGCCAATTAGAGAAACCGGAATATCAGAAACGAAAAGCCGAAATTAATAAAGAAGCGGTAATCAATTCTACAGCTCAATATCTCAAAAATAAAGGAATAAACGCTCCAGTAGGTTCTGCTCAATTTAATCAGCAACTTGCCAAAACACAAGAATTAGTTAATAGTGGGCAAGCTACCGTTGCTATCAATCCTGACGGACAAATAGGGCTAAAAAGAGTAACAGGATTCTTAGAGAACATTAAGAATGGATGGGACGAGGCAACTAAGAGTGCAGATGAAGCTAATGACTTCACTAATAATATGACTACTCAACAAAGAGTAGATTATGTTAAATCGCACGATATACCACAACCTGACCAATTTATAGGAGAACAACCTTCTACTTTGGGTTCTTTAGGGCATTTCATGGGTGGCGCTGCTCCGTTCTTAGGCAAAGCCGCCGTAGGTGCAGGTATAGGCGCTCTTGCAATAGCTGGTGCTCCTGAAAGTATGGGTGCTTCACTTACAGGATTACCAACGGCCATGTCTTTCATCCTTACTGCACCCGATATGGCGAATCAGGGAGCGCAACAAGAAATAATAAGGAGATACCAGATACTCAAAAATCAGAATCCAGATATGTCCGATGTGGACGCAATGGAGGAGGCGGGTAAAGGTGCTCTTGTAGGAGGTATAGGTGGAATTTTAACCAATGCTGCCTTAATGGGTACTGGACTTAAAACACCCCTTTCTCTCGAAGCAAAAGGAGTTGTAGGGAAGACTTTGCAGGAAGTAGGAAAATCAGCAGTTCACATGGGAGGCGTATCAGCGGGAGTAACAGCGGCGCAACAACTCGAAGGTGAAGCAGAGGGTATTCATACTTCAACATCCGATAAATTAAAAGCAATAGAGGACAGTTTTAAAGAAAATGCTACCACAGGGGCTATGCTTACAGCTTTGATGCACGGAGTACCCAAGATAATGGAATCTGCCATTAAATACTCCTTAAAAGACACACCTCCTGACCAGATAAGAAACGTACTTCAAGCTAATGAAAACGCCGGAACTGTACCAGAAGGTACTACCGAAAAGGTAATGAAGGACATAAGTTCTTATAATGACGCTCTTAATAAAACAGTTGATGGACTTTCCCCCGAAGCCACCGCATCCGTCGCAGGATTAATACAGAAGAAAAACAGCCTTATCGAAGAATCCAAAACAAAAGACGATTCGTTCAAACCTATCTATAAGGAAAAGATTGACGCCATAGACCAACAAATACAAGACATTCAAAGAACAGGCAAACCATTTGAACATGAGATAGACGAAGTAACAGGCAAACCTTATCAACAACCTACTTATGACGATGTAGCCCAACAACAAGTACAGGATTTAGCAAATAATATCGCTAAAGGAAAGAGAGTAGAAAAACCAGAAGATTTACAAACAGAAGCTAACTTCCCGAAAGAACTTGAAGATGAACTTCAAAACAGATTAAAAGAAGATCAGCAAGCAGGTAAAGAAAATTCAGGCGTACAACAAAATATTAATTCTTTCTTAAAGGATAAACAGCCGACCATTCAGAGTGCCGTAATAACTATCAACGGTAAAACTTATGAAGGCGAAAACCATGCAGAGGCTATATTAAAAGCCAAACAAGACGGGCAGGATATTTCACAAGTGGATAGACAAGGTCAAGGTCAATTTAAGTTATCTGACGGCACAATAATCAGCAGAGATGAAGCTAAACAACGTTTCGGACAAGATAGGGCTGAACTACTAATACCACAAGATGAAGCAGCAAAACAAGCAGATAAGCAATACAGGGAAATAACTACTCCGAGCAACGAAGAACCTGCTCCCGTAAGAGCAGCAGATAAACCGGTTGAACCCGTAAGTTCTCCGGTTATTTCTGATAAAGAAGAAGAGGCTTTGTATGGAAAGAAAGGTGAGCCAAGAGTAAAATTAGATTTCTCCTCAAAAGGTAAAAATATAGTAGAACCTCCTAAGCCTATTTCAGAAATGAATAGTGATGAATTGTACGATTATTCCCAACAGGTTAAAAAGGCTCTCGCAAAACAGGATAAAGAATTTGAAGGTAAAACAGATGACGAAAAAGAAGCCGCAGGTTATTATGATTATGTTGATAATGTAAGTGATTTAAGAGATACAGCGCAAAGGGTAAACTTTGTTGAAAATTCAGAAAACCTTGACGAATTGGCTTCATCTACAAAATCAGCATTGCGTGATTTTAATAAAGATAATCCTTCTGACGAATCTTTAGCTATATTAAACGCCGCAAAAAATAAAGCGGAAGAAATGAATATTGCGCCTGAAGATTTGATAAAGGCTGTTATAAAAAAAGTTGGCAATGATTATAAAGATAAAGATGATGCTGAATTTATGATGCGCAGCTATCTTGAAAAAATAACACCAAAAGAATCTTCTTCCAGTAAACCAACAAATACAGAAGAAAATAATTCTTCAAATAAACCGGAAGTAGTACCTTCAACCCCCGATTTAGAAGGTTTTGGTGGTAGAGGTGGAAGAAACAGGCTTTACGAAAGAGTGAAAAACATAGACGAACCCACTGATATTGATGGTAAAATATTACATTACTTCGCAGGAGGTGGTAAAGTTCATCCTGAAAGTTTCAGCAAGGAAGTAGTAGGGATGAAAAGAAAGGGGTATGGCGACAAAGAAGGTTCTTATCCGTCCGAAGTAAAAGGTAATACGCTTGTAAAGGCTACTGATGAAAATGGCAAACCAAATCCGACTATTAAACAGCTTTCAGAATCATTTGGTGACGGTACAAACGACCAAGAAATCAGAAATAAGATTATCGATGTTTTACAATCTCATGGAAGCAGAGAATCAGCGGCAACAGAACTTATAAACAGGTACGATCAGGAATATATAGAAGCTAAACATCAAAAAGAAGAAAACGAATATTGGGAAGGGCTGCATAAACAAGAAGTAGCGGCAGAAGAAAACTACCTCACAGAGAAAGGAAAAGAACAAGATGAAATCGAGCAAGACCCAGAGTATATTAAACACTTAATAAATCAATATGAAACTGAAACAGTTCCGGCAAATGATAAGCGGTCTGACACCGGAAGTAAGGCAGAAAGTGGTGAGGCACGTAGCACTCCAAAGGACACTCAGCCAGAGGGGATTGATAAATCCGAACGACCAAGTGACCTACGAGGATCTTCAGAAGATAAGCCAGAACCAGATAAAGGCAAACCAGAAACTCCTAAAGGGAAAATAGGCGACCCTTTACGTCATTTTGCTGACATTGTAGAGAGAGGAAAAATCTCCAAATTAGGGGGCTTTAGAGCCTCAACAGGCTTCGATGCTGTTTGGGATGGTTCATTAACTGTTGTAGCAGAAACACTCCGTAAAACGGCTGATTTAGCCGATGCTATACAAGCCGGACTTGAACACATTAAAAATTCAGATTGGTATAAAGGTCTTACAGATAAAAAAGACTTCGATGAAAAATATGTTGCTCACTTAGAAGGTGAGTATAGTAAGTTCAAAGAACAACCCAAAGAACAAAATGAACAGGAAGGAAAATCCGGTACACTCGGTATTTCACATGAAGCACTTAATGACCTTGCTCAAAAAATAGGATTGCCTGAAATTGAGAGAGGCAAATCGTATGATCCAAAAGAACTTGCCGACAGGGGGCGTAAATTACTCAATGCAGGAGCAGACCCAAATAAAATAGCAGATACCTTTTATACTAATGGACGTACTGATGAAAATGGAGTGTCAGTAATACGAGCCAAGATAGAGCAACTATTCAAAACAGGAGAACAAATTACTGATAAGGAAAGCACTTCATTTAAAGAAAATTTCGACCAGTTATCTAAGTTCATGCAGGTAGAAAAAGATATGGGTACTTTCGCTCATAGGGTAATGAAATCCTTTCAGGGGCAACGTGACATAGACACTGATTCTTTTGTTTATGTATCAATGGCTGCGCAGCGTAAATTAGGAAGGGAATTAAATAGCGAGGAAAAAGCTAAAATTGATGGCCTTACAAAACAGGTATCAAATCTAAAAAATAAAGTAAATGAGTACGAAGAAAGGCTTAAAAATGCGATCGATAAAGATTTAACAGGGGAAAGTAAACCAGAAGTCAAATTGTCTATTTCAGAGAAGGCAAAGAAACTCGCAGACGTAATCAGAAAAGGGAAAGCTCATAAACCAGGCGTATTCAGTGCCGCTACTCCCGCAAGCCTTGTATGGGATGCGGCCGTTGAAACAACCGCACAAGTGGTAGAGAAAGGCGGCCAGTTAGTAGATGCTATCCAAAAAGGCGTTGAATACATTAAAGGGACGGATTGGTATAAAGGACTTTCCGAAGATAAAAAGAAAGAAGCAGAGGACGCTTTCGTTAAGGCGCACAGGGATTCAGAAGGCACTTCACTTGAAAGCCTTCAAGAGATGCTCGCTGACAAAAAGGGAGACAAGTTTACACCACAGGAAGCTAAATCAATTTGGGATTACGCAAAGACACAATACTTAAATAAAGGCGGTGACTATCTTCAAATGTTATCAGGAGTAGCTAATGATTTAGGTTACACGATGACGCAGGTAAGTAAAGCTATCATTACTCCCAAAACACAACGTATTTCGGATGAAATGTGGAAACAAAGAAGCGAACTTTACAAAAATAGATCGTCTGTAAAAAGATGGCTTGATAATAAGGGCGGCAATCTGGCTTACAAAGGATTTAAAACTGCTATCGATACGTTTAGAGAAGCTGCGGTATTTGGTCATGGTGCCATCTTCATTGGAACCCACGCAATGCCTACTTTCTTTGACATACCAAGAGCTAAATATGCAATAAAGGGATTTTTTAATGCTTATAGAGCAGCTTACGGAAAGACAGGTAATTATGAGTTAATGATAGCAGATTTGAAAAATTCGCCTAACTATCTCAAAGCACAGCGAGCCGGACTACAAAACAATCCTGAACGAATTGGCTCAGATACTGAAATTATCAGCCATCACTTAAAATGGTTTACAGAAGCAGGAGAAAGAGGGTTTAATGCCATCAAAATACTAAGACAGAATTTATTCGATTCTCATTATAACGCTTTACCGGAAACCCTAAAACAAGACCCGACAGTATTAAAAGAAATAGCTCAGATAATAAATAATGCCACAGGCGCAACAAACGCTAAAGTACCCAACTGGATGAGAGAGGTAACTTTTGCAGGTGGTATGGAAATTTCAAGATGGGAAAGAATTATAAAAAACCCTGCTAAGGCGGCTGATATATTAGCGAAGGTAGCCAAAGGAAATGCAACTCCTGCTGAAAAAGTATTTTTAAGAGTTTGGGCAACAAGGGCTGGAACAATAGCGGGTGTTTACACTTCTGCATTAATTATGAACAATGCGATTAACGCCTACCTGTACCCCGATGATGATAAGAAAAGAATTAATTTCTTCAACCCATCTAAAGGGGATTGGTTTAAATTAAAATTCGGAAGTGTAGTAATTGATCCGACTTCCGGTATGGGTACAAGTTTAAGGTTTTTAACTACGATTGCCTCCATGCCATTTCACAGTGAAGATTATATTAAATCTCACAATCAGGGGGACAACCGAAAAAATGCACTTGCTAAGAAAGTCTTGGGTTATGGATTAGGAAAACTTTCTCCCGGATATACCACAATTGGAGAATTGGTTCTTAAACATGATTATACTGGTAATACAATTCCTTTCTCAAATGACAGACCTTTTTATAAGAGCGCAAGGAAATTAACCGCACTCGAATATATTGAACATAAAGCGCCATTACCTTTAGCAGAAGGGTTTGAAATATACCACGATGCAGCACACGAGGCAGGTGCGAACGATGGAATATGGAATGCTTATACTAAAGGGTTGTTTTTTGGAGGTTTGAGTGGGGCTACTGGTGTACGGTCTTATGAAGACACCAAAGCTGCCGAACCTGCTAAAAAAGAAACTTCTGTTCCTTATTATCATTCACCCGATTGAAAATATTCCCAATTACCGTTGAACTGATTCCTTTGGTAATATCCTACTTTGCTCCCATTTGAATTAAAGACATTAATTCTATTTTTATCAAATTGATCTGCTTGTTTATAACCTATAATGTTCCCGTTCCGGTCATAAATATTTTCTTTAGATTTATCGAATGCGTCTTTTTGCTGTGAGGATTCCTGATTTCCACGGTTGTCATAGGTATTTGTTTTATTGTTATTAAATGCGTCTTTTTTTATAGTATTTACAAGATTTCCCCTTGAATCGTACACATCAATTTGGTTACTATTAAAAGCGTCCGGTTTATAATATCCAAGTAAATTTCCTCTATCATCTTTTATGTTTGTTTTACTTCTGTCAAATGGGTCTTGCTCATATACATAAGATTGCGCAAATAAGTTTGCTGAAATAAAAGCAGTGATTACGAGTACTAATAATTTTTTCATATTTCATTATTTGATACAATAAACATAATACAATCATTTTTAATCTGCAAATAAAATTTAATTGATACATTTTGTATCTTTGGGTTATGCAGCAAGATTCCTCTTTACCACAGCCAAAAGACAATAAATATTACGTCCAAAAATACGGACAGTACATGGCCGGAAGAAACACCGATGAAAAGTTAGCCGGACAAACCTTTCAGGACGCTACCAAACCGTACAAAGATTTAGTACTCGATGCGTCCAAAAAGACCGGAATACCACCGGAACTACTGTTTGCTTCTATTAACGAAGAAGGACTAAGAGATATGGTTGCTAAAGACGAATATTCCGGTGATGACAAATACCCGATAAGTGGTTTTGCTCATTTCGGACTTGATACTTTTGGAGACGCTTACCCTGAACTTGTTAAAAAGGGTTACTTACCTGACAATATGGACTTTTCGCCGCAAGTAGCGACCAATGAAAGAGGAGGTAGAGTTCACACCGCTAACTTTAAAACGGTAGATGATGCTATTGCAGCTAAAGCAGCTATGCTTAAAAACGTACAAGACCAAGTAGAGGCTTATGCTGCCAAAAGAGGCTATAAACTAAGCGATAAAAGTAAAAACTTCTTTATGCTGGCAGGGTATAACGGAGGTACAGGACTTGCACAAAAAATGATGGATTCCTACAACGATAAAGGAGTGCTTCAAAATGATGCTTACCTAACTAAAAAACCTTCAAGCTATCAAGGCGTGTATGATAATGTTCAACGGCGTATGATACCTGCGCAAGCATGGGCTGATGACGGTATTTTCGTTCCACGTGAAACGGTACAAAATGTATCGGCGCAACCTGCCCAACCACAAGGACAGCCTATTTACGGCCAAGATGGAAATGTTATGGCTTACAATGTGAATGGGCAGATTATTGCAGCAAATTGATACATATTGTATCTTTACAAAAATCAATTTATGTACAAATATCAAGATTTCACTTCTTGTCTTTTTAATCCTTTAGAAAAAAATCTGTTGGTAAAATATCCTCAACTGATTGTACTGCTGCCGAAATGCAAGGATGATGAAAAAGTTTTAAGATTTATTATCTCAATGTATGACCCTAATAATCCGGTAGTAAGAGAAAACAGAGACCCTTTACTTAGAAAAAAATCCTGTGCCGTACTTGCAGGATTCGACCTCATAAAAGATGAAGCATTTTTGGAAGAAATTTTCAATTACACCAATGAAGAAATAGTAGAAAAGACTGACCGTTTCCTAAAGGAGTTTGTACACATAAGATTATGGAGTATGATATGCGCCAATGAGCAAACCTTCTTTGAATACTCTAAAAGAATGATGAAACCTGTCGAAGAAGCTGGCGCCAAAGAAAAAGATTTAATGAGTGCCATTGCTATCAAATCAAAACTAAGTGAGGATATGGACGCTATTAATAACCGATTAGATTCTTACTATGATAAACTCTACGGTGATGCTGACCTGAAAAATAAAGTTCAGAAAGTAAGGATAAGCCCTGAAAGCATGAGTGGAACGGTTTAGTTACCGACTTCTCTTACATTATTTGGTGGCACGCTAAACTCTTTTCCTTTGTATTCAACGATCGCCCTACCCCCTTTAGTAAGCCGTAGTAGTGTTAAAGGCGTTTTATTATAAATAAAATACCTAAGTTCATGATAAAAAGCTAAATCCCCTTCGCCTGTAAGATATACTTTATTCCCTATCGCTTGGTTTATAAAATCAAGGGTTTTCATGTTTTTATATTTTGATAAAGATATAATATGTATCTATTTATACCAAAACTTTCTCCCCCTTTTTCACGATACATAATGTATCTGTCGTTCTAATTTTGTTGGAGAAGTATATTTATGTTTTCACCAATAGAAAATGGTTCTGAAATTACGATAGAAGGCGTAAAGTGTTACGTGCCTCCTTATGGTTATGGCACGCACTCCGAAACGGCTGAATTACAGCCTGTGGACACAATTAAACGTAGTAATAAGAAAGAAGAACAGTATTGGGAACATCAATCTTTGCCGGACGATTTTGAGGAAGAAGTCTTAGTAGAACTAAAAAGACAGGAAAGCGACAAAGATTACATCGACCCAGCCCTCGAAGCTATCCGAAGCAGGGAATGGCATCGTAGATTGTACGGTTGCTGGGTGTGGATTAACGGCACCCCTACCTACTTAACAGGACTTCACTATTTCTACCTTAACTACTGGCCGCTTGATACCGGACTGCCTGACTTCCGTATTATAGACTTGGAGAAAGCCTATTTATGGCAAGTCGTGGTGGAAGATCCGAAATGTATCGGAATGATAGAAGTGAGAAAGAGGCGTGACGGTAAGTCGCTCTTTGCGGGGTGTATGTTATTTGAGTGTATTTCCCGAACTAAAAAAGCTCTTGGCGGTATTCAAAGTAAAACGGATAATGATGCTGCTTCTTTCTTCGCTAAGGCAATCGTAAATCAATTTAGGGAACTGCCTTCTTTCTTTGTTCCGGTGTGGGACACTTCATCGGGTAATACTCCTAAAGGGAAATTGTTATTTCAGCATCCCTCTGTTAAGGGAAAGCAAGCTACCATAAAAAAAGGTGCGGAGTTAAAGTCAATGATTGATTTTAGAAACTCCAAACCGAATGCTTATGACGGTGAAAAAACCAAAAGACTGATACTGGACGAGAGTGGTAAAGTACCTACTAATGTGGTTGACCGCCACCTTATCCTGAAACACTGTTGTCTTGACCACAGAAGAAATGTTATCGGTAAAATGCTGATTACTTCTACGGTGGAAGAAATAGGTGTACGATTTAAGTTCGACAAGTTATGGTCAGAGAACGACCAACTACACAGAATGGCAACCGACCAAAAAAGAAGCGGTGAACTGTATTGTTTCTTTATGCCCGCAGACAGAGCAGGAGATTACGACAAGTACGGTTATCCTCGCCAAAAAGAAACGCTCATAGCAATCAAAGCTGACAGGGAACTCGAAAAAAACAACCCTGACAAGTTAATAAAGATGATGCGCAAAGAGCCTTTGAGCATTCAGGAGGCTTTTAGAATTTCTACTGATTTCTGTCACTACAATTCGATTAAAATTAATGACCGTATAGATGAAATTTCCTTTGCTACCAATCTAATCACAAGAGTGAATCTTACTTGGGAAAACGGGGTGCAATGTTCAAAAGTCTTACTTACACCTTCTCCTAATGGACGCTGGCATATCTGTACCGGATTCAAGTTTGACGATGAAAGCGAATGTAACAACGTAATCAGAAGAGGAAATAGTTTTGAACCGGGCAATGTAACTAAATTTATAGGTGGACTTGACCCTTACGACCATTCCAGAACCGAAGATAGCAGACGTTCCAATGCTGCTTGCCTGATTAGAAAAAAACACAACCCTTTTAAAGAAGGCGACCCCTATAATAAAGCGTTTATAGTTAAATACAAATACAGGCAAGATACAGCGCCTTTAATGTATGATGACATTCTAAAGACTTGCTTTTATTTCGGCACTCCTATTTTATTTGAGAACCAAAAAAACGGCATACAGAAATACTTTGAAGAGAGAGGTTGCCTTTCATTTCTTGTTCACCTTCCCGATTATAAAGAACCAGGCATTCCCTCAACAGAGGATAATAAACGCTTTGGAGTTGACCTTACCGAAGAACTCATTAACAACGACTTGGACAAAGTTTATTATTCTGACCTTCTTGAAGAGTGGTTAAAATTCGACATAAACAATACTCAAATATTCGATTTAAGCATGGCCGCTATGTGGTGTTTGGTTGGAGACCGAAACAAAGTCTATAAAAGAGACCCCGCCAAACTGCGCCCAATATCCGATTACATCAAAAAATTTAAAACTGCATGAATACGTTCCCCGCTGATGATATAGACCCGCAAAAAAAAGGACAAGACTACTGTAAAAAGTGGGCAGAAGCTATCTATGATAACTGGCTTCATGTAGTTCCTAAGACAATGTTTGCTCATGCTGCTGACAAGTATGAACGGATAAAATCGTATGCTCTCGGTTATCAGAATACTTCTAAATACCGTAAAGGAATGGGAGTAGATGAAGAAGATGATACTTCGTGGTTAAATATAGACTGGTCAATTCGTCCTATCGTTTCTAAGTTTAGAAGGATAGCCATAGGGAAACTCCAAAAGGCCGACTATAATATTAATTTTCATCCTATTGACCCTTTGGCTCGTGATGAAGTCTCCAAGTATTATAGCGAGATTAAAGCAAAGATTATCCTTCGTGAAAAACTTCTTCAACAACAGCCGGAACTTGCTCAATTACCTGCTTTTAAGAAGAAATTCGGCGACCCCGAAGATTTGGAAGAATTGCAAATGCAGATAGATTACGGGAGCAAGACTAATCTATCTATTGAAGCAGAAGAAGGTGTAGGAGTGGTATTACAGGACACTGACAATAATATTTACGAACACCGCAAACTGACTTTTGAGAACCTTTTCGACTATGATGTTAGTGGTCATAAGGTATGGATAGATGACAACGGAAGGGTACGTTTCAGGTGCGCAGATATGAGAAATATCCTGACTAACTATTGTAGAAAAAGGGATTTTTCAGACCTCGCTTATGTGGGCGAAATTATTGACGTTCCCTTAACGGAACTCTCTAAAGAGTTTAACGCAGAGGATATGGAGAAAATCAAAGGCATTGCCCAAACGCAACCACAACGTCCTATCGGTGGGAATACCTTTACAACTTATGCTCATGATGAATCCAAAGTAAAGGTTCTCGATTGTGAATGGAAAACCTACAACACGATTGTAAAACGTCAATCCCAAAATGAAGAAGGGAATATCGTATTTAAGGAATCCAAATTCAAAAATTTAAAATCAGATGAAAAAACCACTATCAACGGAGTACAGAAACCCAAATACATTGGTAAAACAGTAGAGGTAGTCTATAAGTGTAAATGGATTATTGGCTCTGACTTTGTTTATGATTTCGGACTTGCAAAAGACCAGCCACGTTCCGCTACCAAAGCTGCACGTACTGAATTAAGTTACTCCTTTTACGCACCGGACTTCCATGAAATGCGTACCCTATCTATTATGGAGCAACTTATCCCAATGGCAGACGAATACCAATTGCTCGTTTATAAAGTTCAGAACCTCAATAACCGTATGATGCCCTTTGGATGGGCTATTGATTTGGATGCGATTGAAGATGTGGCACTCGGAGCAGGGGGAGCAAAATTAAAACCTTCCGAAGTACTGGATATGTTCTTCCAAAGTCAAATCTTAACTTATAGAAAAAAAGATTTAGACAGGCAGAATGTCAACTACAAACCAATCGAAGTTATACAGACTTCCTTTGCGCAGGAAATGGTAGCCTTATATAATCACATGGCTTCTATTATCGCCCAAATCAGGGATATAAGCGGATTAAATGAGTTGGTAGATGGCTCTACCGCAGGACAAGACAGGATGCCCAACGGATTAATAGAAGCTAATGCCGAAAGTGCCAACAATGCCCTCTTTGGAATCATTGATGCTGAAAAATGTTTGCTTGAAAAACTCGCAACCTCTTGTTTTAAGAGACTTCAAATAGCCATTAAATCGGGAGACTACGGAGGATATATTAACGCGATAGGTGGTAACTCGGTAAAACTAATTAAAGTCTCTCCTGACCTTGCCTTGCATGAATTTGCGATTATATGTGAAGTGAGACCTACGGACGAAATGAAGCAGTTAATCATTCAGGAAATGCAGCCGAATATAGCTGCCGGATTTTTAGACTTGTCAGACGTGTTGATTATACTGGATATGTACTCTACCCGAAAAGCGTATCAATTACTCGCTTACAAGGTGAAGAAAAATAAACAGCAGATGCAGGATAACGCTATGCAGCAACAGCAGCAAAACGGCCAAATACAGATGCAGTCAGCACAGGCAGCAGAGCAAATGAAACAGCAGACAGCAGCTATTAATCACGAGTTTGAAATGCAGTTGCAGAAATTAATCATCGAAGGAAATTTAGCCGTTCAGGAATTAAAGAATAAGACAACGGAGACAGCAGCGGCACTCGGAGTTGCGGCAAAAGTGATTACAGATAATATGAGCGGAGATACCGCAGCACAACCATCACAGGGAATGCCGCAACAACAACAAGGAATGCCACAAGGACAGCCAGCAATGGCGCAATAATATGCCGTTATCAGATAGCCGTATTTCACATTAGGGGTGGTTACGGCCCACGGCTATATCCGCTGTTGCCTAAAATGCCCTACATTATGGCGCCAATAAATAGTTGGGCGCAATTAAGTGTCCAACAGTTCCATTAGTGCTTCGTTGACAGATTCTCGGTATGCTTGCATTATCTCATTTCTACCCCAGCCAGTTTTTGCTTGTAGTTTCTCAGCAAATATTTCTTCAATTCGTTTTAAAATTTTTTTATTCATAACAAATTTAAACTGCGCCCAACATTTCATTGGCTTAATCGGGGCTGAACGATATGTGCTCAACGGAAGTACTTCTATTTAGCATTAGTGCAAGGCTCGGCGGACGTACTTCGATTTCCCCGCCTGCGCCAATGAGTTGACTATTGGGCGAAAGCTACCTACTTATTTCCGGCAGCATTCCTAAGTCAGCGTTTAATTGAGAAACAAATTCCCAATTCCCGGCCTCAATATCAGACAGGGCAACCCAATCAGTTTTACCATCGTCATATTTTACCTTGTAGGCTAAACGCCAATCATGTTCTTCATCAGGTTGTACGTTTTCCAATGCAACAACTTCACAGCGTTCGCCAGCACGAAAACAATATCTGTGAACACCAACTAAATAAACTTTTTCAACCTTCATAACTAAACTTTTGAACCAACAAGATACAAATTGTATCTATTCCCACCAAATTTTTCTCCCCTTTTTTTGAGATACATTTTGTATCGTTCATTATAATTTTGTTTTTGAAGAATATCCAACTAAACAAAATATATGTTTTTAAGAAAATTTTACGAAGCTACAAGTGAAGGAGGCGGTATAGCCTACAATCCTTTTGAGGGAGCAAAAGCAGGTGATATTAAAATTATTGACCCCGATGCACCGGAAGAAGTAGAAGAAGTGGAAACACCGGAAGAAAAAGTTGTTGAGAAAGTAGAAGAAAAAACACCCGAAAAAGTTGAAGAAAAGGTAGAGGAAAAGACTAAGGAAAAAGAACCTGAAAAAGTTGAAGAAAAAGTAGAGGAGCAAGCGCCGGAGGTAGTAAAAGAAGCGCCTGTTTTCAACTTGGACGAAGAACTGAAAAAAATCGACAAGTGGGAAGCTCTTAAAAAGTTGGGTTTAGATGATTTTGAAATTGATCTTTTAAAATATAAGGCTGAAACAGGAGATGTAACTCCCTATCTGGAAGCAAAGACTGTTGATTACTCCAAATTCACTGACGAGCAGATTATGAGACATGATCTGCGCAAACAGTACAAGGGTATGTCAGACAAAGCGTTTGAACTACTCTACGAAAAGAAAGTAAACGAACAGTTTAACCTTGATGCGGAAGTTCACGGAGAGGCCGCCGCAGAACTGGGCAGAGAGTTACTAAAGTTTGAAGCCGATAAAATTCGACAAAGAGAAATTGAGGCACAGAAGAAGTTCAAAGCACCCGAAAAACCTGTTGATGATACCGCGCAACGTCAAAAGCAGGAACAGGAAAAGAAGTTCGAAGAATACAAGAGTTATGTTAATGACAATCCCGCAACTAAAACATTGCTTACAGACAAGAGACTTGTTTACGGTAATGGAGAAACGGCCTTCAACTACGCAGTTGAACCGAAAAGTTTAGTAGAGACTGCCCTTAATCCACAACTTTTATTTAACGACCTCGTGGACAAGAACGGAAACGCTGACCTCGCAAAAGTATACAAGGCTAAAGCCTATATAGCCAACATGGAGCAAATAGAAAAGATGCTCATAGAACATGGGAAAACTTTAGGCGCAAAAGAACAATTTGAGAAACTGGAAAATCCTTCCAAGAAAGAAGCTGCACCGGCTGTTACAACCGAAAATTTGACACCCGGACAGGCTCTTGCGAAGTATGGAAAATTCAAGTCGCCAAATTATTAAACAACATTATTAAAATTTTAATTCTTAAATAAAATGGGAGTTTCAAGAGGAACAACTAACAAATCCTACGTGTCCGCCCAAGACTGGATAGACACAAGAGAAATTAACCCCGCACTTATTGATGCGGCAAACGATACCGGGTTTTTAAAAACCATGCAAATATTCGGACGTACAAAGAAAACATCACAGCCTTCATACAGCCATCACGTAAATAGTGAAATGTACGCTACTATCACAGTAGGAACAACTTCTGGCTCTGGCAGCGCAACCGTAACCACTGCATTAACTGCCGGTAATGGATTTTTAAGGGTGTCTGATACTGTTACTTTTCCTGACGGGAAACAAGGTGTCGTGTATTCAAAAACAACTACAAGTGGCGTGGACACTCTGGTTATCAAATCTACAGACGGAAGCAACCTTACTCTTGTTTCAGGAAACTCTTTGAGTTTTTCCGGATATGGAGTTGGTGAAGAAAGTGACGCAGTAGAAAACAGACGTTATGACACCGCAAGGTACTATAACCTGATTCAGACTTTCCGCGAAATTGACGTTATTACTGATATTCAGAAAGTATCAACAGTGGAGTTCAATTATAATGGACAGAATTTGTACGGTGTATATCAGCACGCAAGAAAATTGCAAGCATTGAGATCAGCTATTGATATTGCGATGATACAGGGCAGGCAGTCTGTAACACAGTACGGAGATGCTTCACCGGCTTTGACTGATGCAAACGGTAAACCATTGCAGTTTACTATGGGTCTTGACCAATATGTAACCACTTATGGCGTGAATGATTCTCTCACCACTACTGGTACTTTAACTTTCGATGACCTGAAAGATTTTGCATCACAGTTAAACGCAGCTAAAGCGCCTATGGAGTTTATGGGTTACACTTCTGACAGTTCTAAAATCGTTTACGACACCTTCTTTAAGGGTATCGGTAGTTCTGGCATTACTTCCGGACGTATGAAACTGGATGGTAAAGAAGTTGACTTAACAGTTGACAAATACACTTTCGGTACTCGTACTTACGAATTAGTACCCGTGAAGATTTTCGACCATCCTAAGGTTATTTCAAGTTCTATCAAGAACTCAATTTACTGGATTCCTAAAGGAAAAGTAAACGTTGAAGGTGGTGGAATGGAGCCTCGTATTCAGATTCGCTACATGGATCATGGCATGGCTAATGGAAATGACAATATGATCGGTGAAGCACATTCTGGTATGCTTGCTCCTGTACCAAATGGTACTATTGCAAACTGGTCAACTCATTGGCTTACACATCAAGGGCTTGAAGTATTAGCGGCTAACCAATGCGCTAAACAGGCAATTAATTTCTAATCCCTAATAAGGCGGGAATTACTCCCGCCTTATTTATTTCATAACTAAACAAAAAAAGATGGAAACATTTGACAATCTGAACATTAATAAAATTTCAGAAAAGTATCAGGAAGAACTGGACGGGAAAAGACTTGAAGTAGGGCAATCGGTACAGTTCTTATTCTTAGACCCAAAACTCAATCCAGACCCCGAAGAAAGACGTACGAAAGAATTTATCTGGCGACAATCAGATTACATCAGAGGTAAGGAAACCATCAAAGACCCTTATTCCGGTAAACTTGTGGATATTGTAGTAGTAAAAGAAATAGATAATAATGGTAAAGTCATACCCGACAAGCTAACAGTAAATCTTAAAGACAGCAACGGCTATTTAACCATTGTAGGAGGTAATACGGACTTGGAAAAATGGTACGAATTTTTGTTAGCCAGCAATTACAACGAAAGCAATCCTTATAGAAATAAAAACGTACAAGCCAGGTTCAAAGTTATTGACGCTGTAAAGGAAAGTAAAGAGAAAAAGCGCGTTCAAAACACACTAAGGGAAATGCTTGTATTGGTTGACGGTCTTTCTAAATCTGAAAGACAAGAAATTGCCTCCGCTTACGGATGGGACAGAAATTCGGATGATGATGTAATTACAACAAGGCTTAATGAGATTGTAATGAAAGACCCCGAAGGCTTCTCTAAAATCGTAGGCAATAAGATTGACCTCTCCATGAGAGCGATTATCCACGATGCAATCACAGAAAATATTATTACTTATGCACCATTGGAAAATAAGTACACCTTCACAAAGACTAATGAAGTGATCTGTACTTTAACAAGGAGTGAATCAGTAGAACCTAAAGACCAATTCTTAGAATGGCTTAAAACTAATACAGCGGGTAAAGCAGTATTAAACAATATAAAAAAATTGCTCAAATCTTCCGAGTAACTGAGTTTAGTTTGGGATGATTAGGGTTGCCGCCTGATTGTATTCGTATCTACGTTTATTTGAAAGGCGGTATTTTTATTATGGGCTGTTATGGTTCACGGCTTTTAAAAGGCATGTCATATATTTTTGGAACTTCTATTGGTGGTTCAGGTAATTCCATCCAATGTGTAACCCCTTCTACCTGCTCCCACGCACCACTATAAAATCCGTGTTTTGGGCTGTACATACAGTCAAAGACTGTTCTACCATTGAATACTAATACTATGGTATTTAATGGTTTACAGTTTTCAGTTGCTTCCGGTAATTCAGGAAGTTTTTCTTGAACGTTTATCCAATCCATAATTTTTTATTTTATTTTCATAAAGATACATTTTATATCATATCTACCAAATTTTTCTCCCCCTTTTTTAAGATACATTATGTATCGTACTGTCTAATTTTGTCGTAACGAAAAAGTATGGATTTAAGCTCATATATTTCATTTTTAGTTAAGGCAGATATTACCGATATATCCTCTCCGATATTCGTACTGACAGACAATTCTGTTTATCCTGCGGAGGTTGTTCCTACAGGTGTTTTCACAATTACACAACCGGACGGATTGGTTAGAACAGGCACGTTTACTTCACCGGACATTGTAGCCTCCAATACTTCAAAGAGTATTAACCTTCGATTGGACTGTAATAATCTACTCCAACAAGGCGAATACACGATTAAATATGAAGTTCATGCTACAGGTTACGACCCGACTATTCTTTCAAGGTCGTTCACGGTATCTTATACTAAGCCGACCGTTAATTTAACGAATAATATTGACGTATTTACTCCTTCGGTAGAAGTTGAGGACAACACTGTTTACAGCGAAACAGGATATACCAATACCGTCACCCGTTCATGGAGTGCGGTAATAGGAACATTTAATTTAACCGGAACTAATTCGGCAAGTTTTGACCTCAAATACGGGGCTTATTATTACGATGCGGCTTATACGGTTAACTTTTCTTCTATTGCGGATTTTCAATCTACGGTTTACTCGTTTCTCTCAATAAGAGACAGTTTTTCTAAAACTGATTCATTTGATGTTTATGCGCCCGAATCTTCGGCTCAACTTTTAACAGGGCTGACGGCATTAAAAACAAAGCTCGATTCCTTAATAAACAGTTGCCAAAAATACGACACAGCAAAAGCAGATTATGAGTATGCTTATATTCTCTACACTCATGCGATGAAACGGATTTGCGCAGGAGACAAGACAGGCGTATATACTTATTTGAATGAGATTACGGCTATTATAAATAATAACGTAAAGCCTGTTCTCACTCATACGAATACCCCTATTTCGGCTTATGTGTATGACTGTGGTAGTTCCCCTACCCCTACTGTTCCTTTTGCTCTTGATGTGGTTGCAGGACAATCCGCTGCTATCGCAGCAGGTGTTCTCGTTGGTGCTACGACTTTTACGAATACTCAACTTGCCAGCAAATACGTATTGGTGTTCAGGGGTGGTAATAAACAACAAAACGGAGACCCCCTTGACGGTGGAATGTTCTACACGAAATCATATTTAGATACAACTATAACTTTTTCTGCACCGATAGCGGACGGTGAAGCTATCTCCATTTATACGATATGAAAAAATTATTAATAATCATACTGACCTTATTTTCGGTTCAGGCATTTGCTCAATATCCTGCCATACAAGCTATTGGCAGTGATAGTACGGTAGTTAAATCTAAGGGAGCTTTACAGGGTCGTATAATTAACTGGGCTTACCCCGATACCACTGCGGCTAATAGGGAGAGAATAAGTCATTATCCTGGTTCTCAAATCTTCGTTAATAATTTAATTTATATAAGAGACAGTACCGCTACCAAGTGGCTTGTAAGTGAGAAGGGCACTTCAAATATTTCTATTCTCAATGATTCAACTTTAATAATATCCAATTTAAGTGGTTCTGATACATTTCATACCACTGTTTTAATTAGCAATTGGACAGTACTTTCAGATACTACAATACAAGTATGTGGCACAGGAGGTTGTGATACCGTTTATACATCTCCAACCGTTTTTGCAAAACCTTATGTTGATTCAGTTATTATCCATAACGGAGTTAGTCTTGACACACTTTATTATTATGTAAATGGCAACGCCATAGTCGGAGGGTATATCGGAAGTCAATTCTACAATAAAACACAGATAGATTCAATATTTACCGTAACACTTCAAAACTACTACACTCAAACACAGATTGATTCTATTAACACAGTCAACGGAGTTACCAATGAATCAAATCACATCATATCAGGAGGTGTAGTCACTTATTCAGGAACAGGGCTTACTTATTACGTTTCTGTTTGTATTTATATGATAGGAGGAACGGTTTATTACTCCCCACAAGCTACAATTACTTTAGCGGCTGCGGATGCTACCAACCCACGAATAGATTTGTTTGCGGTGGACACGTTAAGCGAAGCCATTAAAATTACTGGAACGGCGGCTTCTGTTCCTTTAACCCCACAGATTAACCCCGCTTCTCAACTTGCTTTAACGACAGGGATTACACTTCCGCCCAATGCAACAACTCCCACAGGCGTTTCTTCGACTTTAATCTATGACGAGAATGTAGAGTGGACAACAGGTGGAACAGCTACGGTAAATTATAATAACACTACCAACCCTTATCACGGAACTAAGGATGCCTTTATTTCGGCTTACGCTAAAAACTCTACCTTAACTTTTACCGGAACCACTCAAACAGTAAACGGACAAACATTAAGAACGTTCATCAGGCTTAATAATGCGAATTACTCATTTCAGTTTCAATTCTTCAACGGCACTACTGCCGTTTCTAATCTGCTTACTTTAAATGGTTTTGGATTCAGCCCTACCCTTTACAATTCATATCAGAACGTCTCAATTCCTTTGTCCGCTTTCATATGGTCAGGAACCAGTTTCGATAAGTTGGTTATCACGATGACAGGCAAAGGAAATCAAACAGCCGGAACTTATTACTTGGATTACATTTCTCTCGAAGGAGGTACACCCGTTATCCCCCCTGCGACAGATTACTCAAATAAAGTTGATTCCGTTAAAAACAGAAACGATTCTCTCTTTTGGTACGCTAATGGTATTCCCAATTACTCAGGATTCAATGCTTACCAAAGGTCTCAGACAGATTCTATCACAGCACAGTTAAGAAGTGAGATTGTTTCCGCTGCGGGTGGTGGTGTCATCTCTTTCAACGGAAGAAACGGTTCAGTAACTTCTGATTCTACCGATTATAATTCGTTCTTCTATACTAAGCATATCACTGATTCTTTACTCGCATCAAAAATAAGTGCAGCTAATTTAAGTCTCGGAGCAGTAACTTCTACTTCTCAAGCTATTAATAACTCGGCAGGAACAGGGGTAGTATTACCGTCAGCCAGCATATCAACAGCGGGTTTAATGACTGCGGGGGATAAAGTATTAGTTAATACAATTTCAGGCAAGGTAAATTATACCGATACAGCGGCAATGCTTAACCCTTATTTAAGAAAGGTGGATGCCTTTACGAAGTCACAGGCAGACGCTCTTTATAAACCGATTACTTACGTTCCTTCGTGGAGTGAAATCACAGGCAAACCTACTATCCCTGCGGCACAAATACAATCAGACTATACCCAAACAGATACTACCAAATTAGACTATATCAAACACAAACCTACTATTCCAACTAATAACAATCAGTTGACTAATGGAATGGGGTATATCACAAGTATAGACACAGCCAATACGCTACACACTTACGATTCTACCCTTTATACGACGATCTATAAAAACAGCCTGAAATTAAATATAGCAGACACTTCAAGTATGCTCGCTCACTATCTTAACAGTGTAGGATTTGGGCTATCAAAAACAGGACAGGTAGTTTCAGTTGATACTTCGGTAATTCATTCTTCTGCTTATAATAATGCTACATATCAGGGAAAGATAACCCTCACTACAACAGGCACAAGTGGGGCAGCTACTTTATCAGGCAACACGCTAAACATTCCTCAATATTCAGGAGGTAGTGGCGGCACAACTACCAACTCTGTAACCTTCAATAATTCCGGCACAGGAGATGCCAGCGGAACAACTTTTAACGGTTCGGTTGCACGAACTGTAAGTTCCAATACGATCGGAGCAGTAGCAAAAGCAGACAGTACAACAGCTTACGTTACACCAACACAATTGGCTGCAATAAATAATCACATTAACCTATATAAACCTTTATACGGGGTAGCAAGCGATACAAGTATTCATGTTTATACGGAAACTGATTCTACTCTTAATGATAACAGTGACACTACACTTCCGACAACAAAAGCAGTAAAAGCGTATGTAGATAATCATGCGGGAGGAGGCGGAGTAATAGATTCAACCAATCAAACTGGCATTCTCAAGGGTGACGGCTCTCATATTACAGCGGCAGTCAGCGGGACGGATATTAAAACAATTAACGGTAATTCAATTTTAGGCGGTGGTGACTTGACAATAAGCGGCGGAGGTGGTACTACGACAACGGTAACAGAGCAAAAAAACTATTATCACAATGAACTGTACTTATATCAGGCAATAAACACATCCACAGGTGCTTTTTCAATAGATTCTACAAAAGGAGTATCTGATTTGCTACCTATAACCGGTGGTGAAAGTATTACCGTTGTTGACAGCACTTCATCGGTAACAATGTACGGGTGGACTTACGATTCAACTTTCACCGGAATATCAGAAATAAGAAGTAATTCATTAATAGGAACAACCTTAAACACCTATACGTTTACCGCTCCATCTAATGCGAGGTATTTATGTATTTATGTAAGATATGGCGGCGTGGATTACTCAAAACAAATTTCTATAAAAAGCACAAATAGTTTTAGTTATACTGTGCCTATAATGCCTGAAAATTACACAGGAACCGACAGGCAGAAAATACAACAAGCACTTAACTTCCAAAGGTTTTTTACAAGTCCAGTTATTTGTTACGGTACTTACTTTATTGATTCAGCCTTAATGGTGAGCAGCGGCACTAAATTAATTAACTACGGCAAAATACAGTTAGCAAGGGGAGCGAAGGATAACATTATCAGAAATGAAGCGGTATATAACAGAAGATTTCCAAGAGGCAACAGGAATATATTAATAACAGGTACAGGGGTATTTAATGGGACAGAAGATGGATGGGGAACAGATAATCCAACAGGTGTAGGAACTCAAAGATGGCGCTCTATTGGAATTCTTCTCGCAAATGTGCAAAACTTCACGGTTTCTGGGGTTACATTAAGGAATACAAATAGCTGGGCAATGTGTATGGAGCAATCCAGAATAGGGATCGTGACTGGCTTGACTGTTTCTCAAAACGGACAGGTTATTAATATGGATGGGATAGACGTTAGGCGCGGTTCCAATAGGATTAATATTAATAATATAAAAGGGTATGCAGCTGATGATATTGTTGCCTTAACAAACGTAAAAGTGGGGCCGACTATAAATATTTTAGATAGCACAATATATGAACCGTATAAAACAGACCTTGATATTTACGAAGTAAACGTAGATAATATTCAACGAGATTCTGTTGGAGTTTTATCAGACCCTTATCAAAAAAGTGGCATATTGCTACTTACTCAAGACAGCCTGAAGATTCACGATGTTTCAATTAAGAATATTACAGGTTACCAACAAATTATTGTTGGCTATTCAGCATATTACCGCACCACACAACAGGGTATTAATGATATGTACAACATACAGGTCAATAATACCGGCAAAGCATGGATTAGTGTGCAATATCCTATTAAAAATTCTTCATTTTTAAATATCGCAAGGACAGGCGTAAATGGGCAAGCGTCTTGCGTGTTCCTTCCGGGAACGGTCAATACAGAAAGAAGATATTATGGTTCTTATCCAGAATATTTTGAAGCTAATGGGCAAAACGGACTAATCCATCTTGACACACTTGCGAATCTTTCGCTTACACCAACAAGATTAATTTTAGGCGGTACGGATGACGGTTTCCATAGATTACAGGTTTTAAATGGTGCAAGAATGGATACTTTATTTGGTAGCACCCTCAATAATAAGTTAACATTAATGTCATCAGTAACACCTTCTGGTGGAACAATATTTATGCAGCCCAATGGAGGTAAGTTCTTATTTGGAAGTTCGACAAACACAGGAAATAATTTTTCAGTAACATCTGCGGCAGATGGAGATGGTATTGCTATAAACGGTTCATCTTCGATAAGTCCGGCATTACAGTTACAAGTTGGTGGGTCTCTATATGGACTATTAGGGGCAGCACCAGCAACAGGAAAACTACTCGCGAACTCCGCAGCAGGAGATGTAATTCTTAGAAGTATATCAGGTCAGATACTATTTGGCGTAGGGTACACCAATGCTTCAATGGCCATAAAAAATGGCTTAGTAGGTATTAATACTTATTCACCCACTACCGCACTTACTACAACAGCGTTCGCAACATCTTACGCTGCTAAATCCACAAGCTATACTTTAACCGGATCAGATCATACCATTGAGGTTACAACATCTTTAGCGACAACTCAAACGCTCCCAACGGCTGTAGGTATAACAGGACGTGAATATTTAATCACAAATTCAGGAACCGGAACAGTGACAATAGCAACGACATCATCACAAACGTTTGTAAATGTATCCGGAACACCAACAACTTTAACCGTTGCTCAATTTACAAGTTATAAACTCATTAGTAACGGGGCAAATTGGCTTGCCTTTAAAATGGTAAACTAATGAGAACCCTCTTAACCATATTACTTCTCTTTGTGCTGCAAAATTCGTTTGGGCAGACAACTTACTATGTAAGCACTACCGGAAGCGATGCTAACACTGGAACAATAGGGAGTCCGTGGCTGACACTTGCTCATGCAGCAACACAGGTTACCACAGCAGGAGATACGATTCAGATATTGAATGGCACGTACACTTTGACACAAGCATCTTTAATTGCTCCCGGTGTCAGCGTAAAAGGTCAAAGTATTACAGGAACAATTCTTTTGTCAAACTATAAAAACGACTGGAATTTTAATGACCCTTTATATGCACCTATTACATTTTCAAGTAATGCAGAGGGAACAAACGGAAACCAATCAATATCAAACTTAACATTAGATGGTAATAATTTAACTGGGAATTCAGCAATTGTTGTTAGATGCAGAAGTAATGTATTTATACATGATATGACCATTAAAGATTTTTATATTAATGGAATATTTCTTACGGGCAGTTCTGTTAATAGTGAAACTCAACCAACAACATATTCAACAGGGAATAAAATTTTCAATATAACAATTAGAAACTGTTCAGATTCTGATGCAACATGGGTTGGCGGTGGGAATATAAATATAGCCGGCCAAAAAGATTTAGAAATCTACAATTTTAATTTATCTAATACAGATAGGCCTGCTGGTAGAAATGGTGATAATATTATAAACAACAGGTTCGGCAAAGGACTTCATATACACAACGGAATTTCAACCAAACCTTCTTCAAATAATGACCATTGGAACTTTCACTTTGAAATCCCTTGGGGTAGTGGAGGCACAGAAATAGACCACGTAACGTTTAACGGCGGTGATTGCCTCGTAGATATGGGCGGAAACGCTCCCATTGATTACAGTTATACTCACATGTTCTATGTGCATGACAACTATGCGCAGGATTCTTTAGGAACCCAATATTCAGGCTCTCACGGCAGATATGGGTACACAGTAGAAGGTGCCAAAGTGGTAAACGTACTTGTTGATAATAATACATTTGATTATATAGATCATATATTTTCTGTAACTGACGGCGCACCATCAGGAACCCCGGTAGTTGATTCGAATATTGTGTTTAGCCGGAACGTTGCAAACCACACGGGCTCTGGTATTTCAGGAACTTACGAGGACTTGATTGAAATTCAAAAAATAAATGCAAATAGCGTACTTACAGGACTTAAAATAATTAACAACACTGTAAAGCCGAATGCCACTACCAATTCAACTGCAATCTCAATAGTTGCCAATAACGGCGCGAATGTAAATGGAGTAGAAATTGGGAGTAACATTTTTATGAATGCAAAAAACGGGTATTGGATGAGCGTAGATAACACAGGGAGTACCTTTAATGCGCTTACAGTTAGAAACAACGACCTGTTTAATAATCCAAATAATAACGCAATCAATTCCACAGGAAATCCGGTAACTAATTACACCAATACAGCCAACATAAATACTGATCCATTATTTGTGTCATTAACAGACTTGCATCTGCAAGCAACTTCACCTAATATAGGTGCAGGGTTTAACTACGGATACGGCAGTGATATTGGAGCACTACAGTACACAGTAACTATTCCACCACCTACAATTTCAGTTTCTGGAAATCAAACTATTACCGTTTCAAATACTTCTGTTAGCGCAGTAGGAACTCCTGCAAGTGGACAAACAATCACAGGTTACACTTGGTCAAAAGTAAGTGGCGCAGCTGTAACCTTTGGAACTCCAAATTCAGCCTCTACTACAGTTACTGGACTTACAACAGGAGTTTATGTTCTAAGGTGTACAGTTACTCAAAGTGATGGACAAACTGCTTATGGAGATGTAACTATAACGGTTAATATCCCTGTTCCACCAAGCCCACCAAATGCTTACATTAAATTAAGATTACCTACAAAATTTATAAACAAATGAAACATCTATTAGTAATTATTTTTCTTCTTATGTCCTTTGGAGCGTTTGCTCAAACAGACACAACCGTAACCAACACCGTAATATTGGATGGTACCGGCTCCAATGATTCCTTTAATCAAAACGGGGGTATTGTTAAATATCAATGGTCGCAAACGGCTGGTCCGACAGTATCAATCCCTACCCCTTCAGCGGTTACAAATACAATCATATTATCGCAGCCAGGGATTTATGATTTCCAATTAACAGTAACGAATAAAGCGGGCTTAACCGATACGCAGGTGATGGAATTTCCGGTTATAAGCGGTGATATGAAACCTGTAGCAAAAATTAAAGTGATCGGGGTAATAAAGTTACCTCCACAAAAATGAGGTGGCTTGTAGTCATATTACTATTTGGGTGTAACTCAACGAAGTCGTTCGTTTTAGACGGTAGTCAGTCACAGGGAAATATCGTGAAGTATGAATGGAAAGTAAACGGCTTGCAGTACGATAACTCAAAAAGCACTTCGTTAAATATTAAACGAATTGCAACAGTAGAATTAATAGTGACAGATAATTTAGGAAGGAGCGACACAGCTATAAAAGTTATACGATGAAACTAAAAATAATTTTTTACCTGATAATGCTTGCGGCGGTAGCAGCGATTTTTACGTGATAATAAACATGAGATGACGATTGAGACATTAATAGGCGCACTTGTTTCAGGAGGGGTAATTACTTACGCTCTTGGCTGGCTATCGGGTCGCAAAAAAAATGAAGCAGAATTGGAAGGTAAGCGTTTAGAGAACCTTGAATCCACTATTGAGATTTACGAAAGGGTACATACCGAATTAAAATCTCAGTTGGAAAACCTTTCTCAAAAATGTACCCAATTGAGCAAACAGATTTCACAATTGCAAGGTGAAAACGAAAGCCTGAAAAAAGAAATTCATTCTCTTAATAAAAAATTAAATGAACAATGATAAAGTTTAATGCAGCGCAATTAAAGAATCCTACTCCCACTAATTTAAGTAACGGTATTCAGGTCTTTACTGTGATTGGGGGAATAATAATCGGATGGGTAGGTACGGCGAATTTTATTCCGGTTCAAACAGCTGGAATGATACAGAGTATTCTCGGATTGCTCGTAGGGATAGCCAACGGCATTAAACCGTTTTTCGGGGTAGAGACTACTGATACCGAAGTGCCTATCGAACAGGTAGGCGAAATGGACACAAAAAAAAATTCATAACAATAAAACATACAAACATGAAATTCAATGTAGATTCAATCGGTGCTATTTTAATTTCGGCTCTCGTAGCCGGAGAACAGGACGCTGTTATTGCTTTCCTTCAATCTTTTTACGAGAAGGATGCGGATGAATACAAAGCAATCATTTTCCTTGCTAATTACGGACTTAAAAAAGCTGCCGAAGCTGCTACAAAAAGCGCAACAACTTTGGACGATCAAACAATTGCCGCGGCCAAATCTCTTCTGGCGGCATCAGCAACTAAAAACGGCATTACCCTTTAATTAATTCAGGAGGGCTCAAAAGTGAGCCTTCCTTTTAAAAAAACAATTATGAAACAAACATTTTTTCAAAAACTTTTCGCCTTCAAATTTGTATGGATAGGAAAGCTATTCAAGTCGGCTAATAAACCCTTTTTACAAGCGGTAATAGATGTTACCAACACTGTAAAAGTTGCTCTAAATTCACAATTAGTGGATATTTTAACCGGCGTCATTCCCGGGACAGTTGATAATGAGATCGTAGTCATCCTTCGAAAACAGATACCTATTTTACTTGCCGATGAACTCCTTTTGCAGTCAGCCGGCACTCCTGCAACACAGGAAGACGCACAAGCCTTAGCACAAAAACTTTTAGACAGCTTCGGACTTATCAAGGATGAAAAGAAAGGTAAAATATACACTTCTATTGCAGCCGAGCTTTACATTTTCCTACAAGAACATCAGAACGGACAAAAAGTAACATTTGGTGAAGCCGCTGCACTCGTGGAAGGATTTTATCAAGACTGGTTAGCAGCACAATGAAAGCAATAATCTGTACTTGTGAGCAATGTAAAGGCGTGAAGAATAAACGCCACAAGGCCCGCAAGAAAATCAAAAGGATGATTAATAAAAAGAGACGCAAGATGAAACTTGGGGATGTTTATAATTTTTATTACGCATGAAAAAAGAAAAAGTATCTAAAATCCGGCTTGTAATGAGAAAGGCAGAATTAAGAAAAAATGTAAGCTATTTCAGATTCACAATTTGGAAAACCACTTCATCAACGTTATGATTACATCAGACCTACTCCTCAAAATAGCGCCCAACTCAAAAAGGGTGGCTGAAATTGTGCCTGATTGGTTTAATAAATTCTCTGGCCAGTACGAAGTAAACAACCAAAAAAGAATAGCCGCTTTTCTTGCTCAAACAATCGTTGAAAGCGCCTCCTTTACTGCTACGAGAGAGTTTGATTCAGGTAGTGCTTATGAGGGGCGGAAGGATTTAGGGAACGTCTTTAAAGGCGATGGCAAAAAGTTCAAAGGAAGAGGCTATATCCAAATCACAGGAAGAAATAATTACGCAGCTTGTTCTAAAGCTCTATTTGGAGATCAAACTTTATTAACGAATCCAGATTTACTTTCAACACCGCAATATGCGATGCTTTCGGCCTTGTGGTATTGGAAAGATCGGGGATTAAATGAACAAGCCGATAAACAATTTTTCTATACAATCTCTGTAAGAATAAACGGGAAAAATAAAGATGGTTTACCAAATGACTGGGTTCCCCGGGTTCACTATTATAATCTTCTTTGCTCTGAATTTAATTTACCTCTTTACGATGCTGTAACGAGGAATATAATTATCAATCAATGACAAGCAATAAGCTGAACAAACTGTGTTATGAGTTTTCTTTTAGTAAAGACGAAAAAGTTGAAATTCTATTTGCCTCGGATATTCACTTCGATAATCCCAAATGCAAAAGAGAACTTTTCTTTAAACACTTGGAAAGGATCAGGAAGAAAGGTGGGAAAGCATTTATAATTGGTGATCTGTTTTGCTTCATGCAAGGCAAATATGACCCACGCAGGTCAAAGGGTGACATCAGAGAAGAACACAACAAGAACAACTACATAGATGCTGTGATTGATGACACGGTGAACCTGTTAAGTCCTTATGCTGATATTATCGTTTTCGTATCAGATGGAAACCACGAAACAGCCATCTTGAAAAATTTAGAAACGGACACACTGGAAAGATTCGTGAATAAGTTCAACGAACGCAATAAAACACAAGTATTAAAAGGCGGGTATCGTGGCTGGATCATAATTAGAAAAGAAGTCAGCAAAGATGAAAATGTTACTCATAAAGTCTATTATCATCACGGCTACGGCGGAGGCGGTGAAATGACAAAAGGTATCTTACAGCACTCACGTATGAATATGCACATTGAAGGCGCAGACGCAATAATAATGGGGCACGTTCACGAATCCTATGTGCAAGCCGGAAAGACCGTTTACTTTGATAACAACGCAAACGCTTTTTGCGAAAAAGAACGCATTATCTGGAATATCAGAACCGCTTGTTATAAAGAGGAATTTGTTGATTCGGACGGCGGCTTTCATATTGAAAGAGGGAGGCCACCAAAACCACTTGGAGCTGTTTACGCAGTCATGGAAGAAGGAAGAACGGAGAAGTTGACTAAAAAACTTTTAGCCGATTATACAATTTGGGCGCAATGACAGAAGAAAAACCCATAGAAGAAGAAATTGAAGTAGAATTTACTTCCCGATCGGAATATATTGCTTCATGCTACAATGCAATTGCGGCGGTAGATTGTGTGAATGATATGACGAATGAAGATGCCAAAAGAAAAAGAAGGATAATCAGAAAATCAGTAAAGATCATTGATAGCCTTATTTCTGAAATGTACGATGAATTATTTGAAGAAGATGAAGAATAATTAAAATCAAATAAAATGAAAATCTATCTCGCAATCCCTTACAGCTTTAATCCTGCTTACTCTTTCAGGATAGCCAATAAAGTGGCTGCAAAATTAATGAGTGAAGGCAATGTGGTATTTAGTCCAATAAGTCACTCACATAATATCGCTGACCACTTACCTGATAACCTACGGACTGATTCTAAATGGTGGATGGAGCAAGACCTTCCCATGATAGATTGGTGTGATGAAGTACATGCAGTGTGCATCGGAGAGAACGGATCGGAATTAATTGCTGAATCCAAAGGAGTGGTAGAGGAAATTGAGTACGCCAATAAATTGCGTAAACCTGTTAAAATTATAGATTATTATGGAATTTAAAGCACATTTTGAAAAGATAAACACTATGCCAGAATTAAAAGGACTTCGATACAATAAAGGTAAATTAAGGTGGTCTCTCGTAGATTATAAAGCATTGGAGCCAATGATAAGAGTACTAATGTACGGCGCAGAAAAATACACAACACAAGAAGCCAGCGGAGATCATAACTGGAAGAAAGGACTTGATAAGATTGAAATTTTAGAATGCTTACAGCGCCATCTGGCTGCTTTAATGGACGGCGAACTTTACGACAAAGAAAGTGGATTACCGCATATAGGGCACATCATGTGTAACGCGATGTTTTATTCATATTTTATGGAAGATGAAAAAGTACCTCATCATATACCTCTCCAATAAGAAAAAATTACAGGTTGAAATAATTGAAAGAGATGAGCGAAAAGTTCTGACAAGATTTTACGAATCTTATTCGGGGTTTATTTTAGAGTTGAGATATTATTTTGGGTGACTCATTTTCCTATTATTTCAATATTGTATTTAGACTTCATCCACGCTTCTTTTACCTTATTCTTGCTGTACCTTCTCATTGTTTCCCAGTGGCCGCCAATGGTGAGATAAATTCCTAAATCAACAAGGAATAAAAGAATGTTAATAATGATTAATTTTAGTTTTCGCATTTAATATTTTTTTCAACTTCTTGTAAAACTTGTTTATAATTAATGCAAGTGAACCGTAAAACTTTCCATCCTAAGCTAATTGCCAGGTTTATTTTATCCGTGTCCTTAGTAAAGCCTAAAAGGGTTGTATGGCCCGACTTCTCACTGTTCAATCCATCATATTCTATTGCTATTTTAAATTCAGGCAAAGCAAAATCTGCCCTGTATCGCCTTCCTTTTGCGAATTTGAACTCTTTTTCAAGTCTTATTCCTTTTTCAATGCACCAATACTTTAATTGCCAATGAATCCAGGAAACTTCTTTACAATCATTGCGTGCTTTTTTCACTTTCTTTTTTACCGGTTCAACGAAAAGGTGCTGATTCCGTGAAAAACAGGCTGATTTTTTAATATCGTCAATGGAGAAATTCACGGGTTACTTTTCCGGCGTTTCGGATAAGTGATTAATTAAACCGTTTATTTGGTCAGCATTTTGCCTAAATACTTCCAACTTCTTTTGATGTAATTGTAAGTCAGTTATTAAAGCGGAAAGTAATTCAGGGGTTACAATAAATCTGGATTCATTAAAATTTGTTTCCGAAATAAAATCACTCTTACCGAGTTTATATTTTTTCCCGTCCAAAGAAGATTGGAGTTGAAATGTTTTTTCATTTTCTTTTTGGGTAAAGTAAGGGTTTGATCTTACAGAAATAACTTGCTTCATTTTGTTTTTATTTATGAGTGATTAAACTTCTTTTTTCTGTGGTTGTGAATCCTTAAATTCTTGATAAAGGCCTACCGTTGTAAAATGCCCTTTCCCTGGAACATACCATTTTCTAAATTTTGCATGGTATCTAAACCAGCTATCTTTATTCATGTAGCCACTAATCCATTCCGCAAAAGCAATAGCATCACTAACACCTACATTATCTTTCCTTTCATACATCAGTTCTTTTATACGTTCAGTATATTTAATAATTGCTTCTTCATTTTCCCAAAGCATATACCCAGACGGTTTTTTATTCAATGATTCTTTTGTCTCTTTGGATGCAATTAATCTATAGGTAGGTAACATTGCTTTTTCTATTGTCGTAAAAGGGATATGCAATGACACTATAAGATTTTTGAATAATTTTATCGGGATGCTATTTGTATAGCATTCGTCATTTATTAATTGAATTAATGAGCCTTGTAACCCCAATTCTTTATCAATAGTTTCAGGATTTAATTCGTGTAACTCAATAGCTTGTTTTAGAATTTGACCAACAGTTATAACTGCGTCTTTCCTTTCATTTACGATAGAGGCGTATTCACATGAACATTCCAAATCAATTTTTTTGCATTTATTACAAAATTTATTACCATACTCATCAGTAGAATAACCATTTTCTGCACTTACATCACTTACTTTGTTTTGAAGGGCGGCTTTATTCAATAAATGATTTATGCCGTTTACAATACTTCCTTTGATGCTGTCTCTTGTATTGCCCGGGATAGATTTTATAATCTTATCTGCTAATTTGTCAATTTCTTGTTCTGTTATTTTACTCATTGGTTTTTATTTTAAGGGTTTTTATAATTTAAATTTTCATTCCACAGGTAATATTTTTTCATCCCTAAATAACTTCCATTTTTAAATTGTGGAATTTCTTTTTTACAAATTAACCCACGAGAGGCAAACCAAAAACAGATAGTAAATTCATCATTCTTTTCATCCGTTGGCGCAAACCATTCGTCTTGCGGAAAAGTTTCTAATACCGATAAATAATGGTCGTTCGTTTCATGGTCTAAAAACCCGTGTCTTTGTAATATTGATTTTATCATTTTAAAGTTTTATTGGTTTAGTAATAAAATTTCTTTATCTATTCCAGGCGTGAAAAATGCCGGATAAAATCTTACCTTATATTTATCCGTTTGTTTATGGCCCGGCCATTTACCGCCCGTTTGCTCCATAAATTTTTTAAGGATTTCTTTGCCGAGCTCCATTTGTTGTTCTTCAGGAACTTCTTTTGTTTTTCCCATTTTATATAGTGCGTAACATCTTGCTTTTATTGTTGACATATTTTTTAATTTAATTCAGGTTTAAAAATTTCTTCTTCGATTTCACATATTTTACTTTCTGCTATTAATCTTATTTCCCACTCTTTTTCTTCAATAATTCTTTCGTTATTTTTCTTCAATAATTCTTTCATTCTATTTACACATAATTCCCTATGCTTTACGTTTTCTTCAAAACTTAAACATCTTTCGAAAGGAGGCAATATAAACTCCTCTTCATCCAACAGGTGGCCTCTTATGTATAATTCTAATCTCAAAAGGGTAGTGCTTCGGTGAATAATTTTATTTTACAGGGCCTTGCAAATTTTCTTAGTTGCTTGACACTTTTCTTACTACTTCCGTAGAGTAAAATTGATTTACTCCCATTATTATAAACCTCTTTTACTTCTTTTTCATTAAACCAAAACTTCCCAGAGTGCCAGAAAAGACCTTCTATATTCGTGAAGTAATACCCGTTTATTTCAACGGCCTTTAATCTAAATTTTCGGTTCATTTTTAATTAGTTGTTTAGAAGTTAGACGGCAGCAATACAAACGTTGTAGGCAACCTACGCAACGCTCTGTAATAGTTCAGGGTTTAAGAATCGGTTTCCAATTATCTTTTTTGATTTTACTGCTGAACCGCCAAACTGAACAGAATAACAAGCGTGGCTCTTATCGTCAATTCTTTTTAAGTGGAAGCTGCTATCACATCCATAATCGCATATTAGTCTGATGATTGGCTTCTGTTTATCTTCGCCGAACGGATTAAACCCATTTAAAGGGTGGTCTCTAATCATTTCTTCGTGATATTCAATTTCTACAATATCATCTTCATATAATTCAATGCCATTGTATTTTTGATTAGAGAATTGGCATTTTGCAACTATTGAATATCCTGTGAGCCTTTCACATTGTGTTTTACATTCGCCATTGAATATTTGCGAGTAATCAAACACGATTGAACACATTCTTCCTGTTTCTTCATGTTGGAAAATATATTTGAATTTAATTTCACGGCTCTGAAACAGGCTGCCTACAACATTCGTATTTGCGTTAGGCTGGCTGACCTGCTGATTTTGAGCAGTTGAATTGCTATCAGCTTCGGTTTCGGCTGAAAGTTCGTTGATGTTACTATTATTCATATTTTGAAGTTTTGTTTTTTAATTTAGCTGACGTTCGGGCGAAAAGTTCTTTTATCCAGCCCAAACGCAAATACGTGGTCGTTAGCAGTAACCTTATGCGACAATGTACAAATCATCCATAGTTCGCAAACCTTCAGCACCATCGTATTCTTCAACTTGAAATGCCGTGCCAATAGGTAGCCAATGAATTCGCAAATCAGAAGCACCCCCACAATAAACATCTTCAATTCCTAAATTTTCTTTTATCCAATCTTCATCAATTTGGTCAGCTTTTCCTTTCTCTACCATTTCGACAATTTTAGGGCTAAATAATAATTGCTCATTGCTATTCCAAGAATACCAACCTGCACCAAACCCGTGTGAGATAAGCACGGCAACTTTTCCATCTCTAATTACTTTTTCCATTTTTATATTTGTTTTTTTTACGCTGACCGAAAAAAGGCTACTGCTAACATTGCATTGCCAAAATTGGGGCAGACGTGGTTAATTTAAACTTTTGTACTACTATTAAACTTCATTGCTAAATTGAACATTTGGTTTTCAAAATCCCCAACTTCGGCAATGCTTCAACGTTATAGGGGCATTTAAAGAGCCTGCGTAACCATATCGGATTTATTTTTAACTATTTCATACTTCCCGTTAAAGGGGTAGAAATTTTCACCTTTATCACCATAACCTATAGCCTTCATTATCCCATCAGTTCCCATAATAAAATCTGCGGCATCACCACCAACCCATAGTTGAGACTGAAATCTTTTAGTTCCATCTTTTAAAGTTCCGATATGTAGTAATTTAATTTTGTTCATCGTGTTGTAAATAAACGCCCTATAACATTGCATTGCAGCAAGTGGGGCAGACGGAAGTTAATAATCTGTTGTTCGTTGTTCAGCTTTAGTTCTTGTGCTGGGCAGACGGAGCGCTGAATATCCCACCTGCTGCAATGCTTCAACGTTAT